AGAATGGCTGTAGCTTCTGGTCGTGGTATTGGTAAATCTGCATTAGTTGCTTGGATTATTTTATGGATGCTATCAACTAGACTTGGCGCAACCATAATTGTTACAGCTAACACCGAACAACAGTTAAGATCAAGAACATGGGCTGAATTAGGAAAATGGCTAACACTTGCAATTAACTCTCATTGGTTTGCAAAAACAGCAACCACGATAAAACCAGATGCATGGTTTGATGAGGCTCTAAAACGCGACTTACAAATTGATACTGGTTATTACTACGCACAAGCACAGCTCTGGTCTGAAGAAAATCCAGACGCATTTGCAGGTATTCACTCAACTTATGGTGTATGTTTAATCATGGATGAGGCTTCAGGTATTCCCGCACCCATCTACAGCGTCTCTGAGGGCTTCTTCTCCGAACCCACCACTAACAGATACTGGTTCACCTTTTCTAACCCTAGAAGAAATACAGGGCCTTTCTACGACAGTTTCCACTCCAGGCGACAATATTGGAAAACTGAACAAATAGACTCGCGTGATGTCGAAGGTACAGACAAAGAATTGTTCCAAAAAATGATTGAACAGTATGGCGAAGATTCAACTGTATCAAGAGTAGAAGTTATGGGTGAGTTCCCACAAGCTGATGACGATACAGTTATCCCAATGGAACTCATTAGAGCTGCGATGGGTAGAGAAGTTTCCCTCACCGCTTCCGAGCCAATCATCTGGGGATTAGATGTCGCTAGATTCGGTGGCGACAACTCTGCGTTGTGTGTGCGCCAGGGAAATACAGTTATAGATATTCAAAGTTTTCAATCTATGGATCTGATGCAGTTGTGTGGCGTTATCAAAAATATGTATGACGATGCAACTGTAATGGAGCAACCCCAAGAAATTTTAGTCGATGTTATTGGTTTAGGCTCGGGTGTGGTGGACAGGCTAGCGGAGCAGAACTTGCCTGTGCGCGGGGTGAACGTGGCGGAAGCGCCAGCGACAAAAAAGAATTATTTAAACTTGCGTGCTGAATTATGGTTTGCAATAAAAGATTGGCTGGCGCAGCGTGATTGCCGACTTCCTGAAAATGACGAGCTTGCTTCGGAATTGGCTGCGCCTCAATACAAATATACTTCAAGCGGAAAAATAAAGATAGAGTCCAAAGATGAAATGCGTAAGCGTGGCATAAAGTCTCCAGACAAAGCAGATGCACTAGCGTTGACTATGGCGAGTAGTGCAGCAAGTTTTAGTGGAAGCGCGAGCTATTTAGGTTATAATTTCAAAAAACCTTTGAAATCCAGAATTTTTAGAGTAGGGTAACTTTTTATGGCAAAGAAAAAAACGAAAGAAATAGAAGCAGAAATTCAAGTAGAAGTTCAAGAAGCAGAACAAATGAATAGACTTACTGGCGTTATCAAGTCCGAAATGGATGACGCTAAAGACTTCATTCACCAAGTTGGTGAAGAACGAGCAGAGTCTACAGAATATTATCTTGGTAACGAACCAGAAAGCACATCAACATTACAATCAGAATTTATCTCAACCGATGTAAGAGATACAGTTCTATTTATGTTGCCTTCAATCATGCGTACTTTTTTTGGTACTAAGAAGGTTGTTGAGTTTGTACCTAAAAATGCAGAGGATATTCCACTTGCTGAACAACAAACCGACTATATTAATTACATAGTCCAACAAAAGAATCCTGGCTTCAATGTTTTATACTCAGCTTTCAAAGATGCTTTAGTTAGAAAGACTGGTTTTGTCAAAGCATTTTGGGATGATGCAGTCCATGCTTCCACGCATGAATATACCAATCTTGATCCACAATCTTATCAAGCACTAATACTTGATCCGAATGTAGAGGTTGTTAGCGAAATGGCTACAACTGAAGAAATTACTACATTAGATCCTGTAAGTGGCGAGGAAGTGGTGCAAGAAATACCAACTAGCTATGACTTAGTTATTAGAAGAATCAAACCAAAAAACCAAGTTTGTTTAGAAGCAGTACCACCTGAAGAAGTTTTAATATCCAGACACGCAAGAGATATTAATACTGCATCTTATGTTGCTCACAGAATGATTAAATCTGTTTCTGATATGGTGGCTATGGGCTATGACCAAGAAGAGATAGAGGAGTATGCCTCTTATGCAGGTACAGCACTTGATCCAGAATCATACGATGAACAACAAGCAAGAAATCCATTTGATAACATGGTGTATCCAGACAGAGCAGATACAGGCGGTAAAGATGTTTTATACATCGAACATTATCTGTATTACGATTTTGATGATGATGGTATTGATGAACGTATAAGAGTCTGCACTATAGGTGATGGCTTATACATACTTAATGTAGAGCAATGGGATGATTTACCATTGGTAATGTTCTGCCCTGATCCAGAGCCACATACAGCTATTGGTTCATGTCCAGCAGATTATCTCAAACCTATTCAAGCAGCTAAATCGCAAATTATGCGAGATACTCTTGATTCATTAGGACATTCTATTTTCCCACGAATGGCTGTTGTCGAAGGACAGGTCAATATTGATGATGTGTTAAATACTGACATTGGTCAGCCTATTCGTGTTCGCGCTCCAGGAATGGTACAACCTTTCTCTGTCCCCTTCGTAGGCAAAGAAGCGTTCCCTGTTCTTGGTTATCTTGATGAAAGCAAAGAGAATAGAACAGGTGTATCCAAAGCATCAGCAGGCCTGAACGCAGATGCTTTGCAATCAAGCACCAAAGCTGCGGTGGCAGCAACCATGTCTGGAGCGCAAGGCCGCATTGAATTAATCTGTCGTCATTTCGCTGAAGGTGGCATGAAAGATTTATTTAGTTTAGTTAACAGTTTAGTAATTAAACATCAAAACGCTCAAGACATATTTAGACTGAATGGTCAGTTTGTACCAGTTGATCCAAGATACTGGGATAACAACAAAGATATAGTTGTCAATGTAGCTATATCTAAAACAAGTGATGAAGAGAAGTTCGGCATCCTCTCCCAGCTCGCTGGCAAGCAAGAGCAGATCCTCGCCCAACTCGGCGCTGCTAACCCGCTTGTTTCCTTGCAGCAATATTCCAACACACTAACCAAAATGATAGAGATGGCTGGCTTCAAAGATCCAGAATCCTTCATTAACACGCAAGTCCCACCAATGCCACCAACACCGCCAGAGCAACAGCAACCTGATCCAGCAGCTCTGCTCGCGCAAGCGGAAGCGCAGAAAGCGCAAGTGCAAGCGCAAAAAGCAATCATTGATGCGGAAACTGACAGAATGAAAATCATTATGGATGATGATAGAAACAGAGACATTAAAGAAGCTGAGATCAGACTTAAAGCAACAGAACTTGCAGCTAAATATGGCACGCAGGTGAATATTGCTGAAATAAATGCTTTAATGGAAAGAGACAGAGAAAATATTAGGCAAAATGCAAAAGATCAAGCTCAAGGATTATTTACAAATGCACCTCAACAAAATATTTGATATAGAAGTTTTAGAAGGTGATTTGGTTTATTTTGGTAAAGAAATAAAAGCTAAGAACAAAGATCATGCATTACAAATTATGATGTTAATGTCTGGTGGTGAAATTACCGAAAACTCAGAAATAATATTTTGCGAAGAAAAGGTGGTGCATTAATGGCGATTACTTACAGAGGCGAAAGGTTTAGTGGTTATAACAAGCCCAAAAGAACACCAGGCAAATCTAAAAAGTTTGCTGTTTTGGCTAAAAAAGGCGACAAAGTAAGACTTATTCGTTTTGGTGATCCCAACATGACCATTAAAAAAGACCAACCCAAAAGAAGAAAATCATTCCGTGCTAGACACAGATGTGATACTAGCCCACCAGATAAACTAACCCCAAGATATTGGAGCTGTAAAAAATGGTAAGAAAGTTTAAAAAGGTTGCCAAAACTAAAGGTGGTGTTCCAAAGAAATATGTTAAAGGTGCAAAAAGTCCTAAAGCTAGAGAGCGTGAAATAAAAAGAACTGCTAAACTATACAAACAAGGAAAGTTGACAAAAGCTATGATGAACGCAATTTCAAAAAGGAGAAGCAAAGGATGAGCAAACAAGCAGTCATAGATAAATATTCTAAATCTAGTGGTATTTCAAAAAACACACTTTCAAAAGTTTATAAACGTGGATTAGGTGCATATTATTCATCTGGTTCACGACCAAAGGTATCTGCTCATCAATGGGCTGCTGGCAGAGTGCGATCATTCGCAACAGGCAAAGGCGGTGCAAGAAAAGCAGATGCAGATTTATTAAGACCGAAAAAGTCTACAAAGAAAAAATAGGAGAAAATTATGCCAGGATACGGATACGGAAATAAAATGAAAAAAGTTGTTAAGAAAAAGAAAACTAAAATGTCAAAGAAAAGGAAGAAGTAATGCCATTTAGTAAATATTCATCAAAACAAAAAAAAATAGCTAGAGTTGCAAAACCTCGCAATAAAATTACTGCTGCTGACTTTGCAGCTTTGCGTAAAGCTAAAATGAAAAAGAAAAAGAAATGAAAGTAAAAGCACCTAAAGGTTATCATTTTATGAAAATGGGTAAAGGCTACAAACTTATGAAACATGATGGTAAGTTCAAGCCACACAAAGGTGCTTCACTTGCAGCAGATTTCGAAGTTATAAAAAAACATAAGTGAAACCACAGTCAGCCAAAGCCAAAGGCAGAGCTTTGCAACAATGGGTAGTTGACAAACTTGTAGAACTACTTGGTTTTGATCCTGAAGATTTAGAATCACGCCCGATGGGATCAAATGGCGAAGATATAATTATGGGCGTGCAATCCCGCAAACAATTCCCCTACTCAATCGAGTGCAAAAATCAAGAAGCAGTAAATGTTTGGAAGGCTTATGAGCAATCCAAAGAGAATTGTAAAAATTATGAACCATTAGTTATAATTAAACGCAATAGAACAAAACCATTGGCTTTGGTCGATGCAGAATATTTTATGAGGCTACACAATGATAGAAAAACTGATAAAACCAGTAACCAAGATTCTTGATAAGTTCATACCAGATGCAGATGTAAAACAACAAATCGCGCATGAACTTGCTACCATGTCTGAAAAACACATACATGAAATAGCAAAAGCACAAATAGAAGTAAACAAAGAAGAAGCTAAAGGTAACTGGTTTCAATCATCTTGGCGACCTGCTACAGCTTGGGTTTGTGTGTTTGGCTTTGCAATTAATTTTTTAGTCAGTCCACTATTAGCGCCTTTTGGTATTGATATACCACAAGCAGACACATCAACTATGTTGCCTGTATTAATGGGTATGCTTGGTTTGGGTGGACTAAGAAGTTATGAAAAGACAAAAGGATTAGCACAATGAGTCAATGGGCTAATTTTAAGCTAGAAGAGTTTGATTGTAAGTATTCTGGTGAGAATAAGGTTGAACATGAGCTTATTGATAAGCTACAATTAGTTCGTGATGAATTAGGTTTTCCTTTGATAGTTTCATCTGGTTATAGATCAGCAGACCATCCAGCAGAAAAATCTAAAAGCAAACCAGGCACTCACAATCAAGGCATTGCAGTAGATATTGCAATCAGCCATGAAAAAGCCTACAAACTTATTGCTAGCGCAATAAAACATGGTTTTACAGGAATAGGAGTAAAACAAAAAGGTGGTGGTAGATTTATTCACCTTGATATATCAGAAGGTGATGAATCAAGACCAAGACCACACATTTGGAGTTATTAATGGATAGTATAATAATTTGGAACATTTTAATTAGTTTGGTGTTTGCACCAATCTTTTATTCTATCCGTTCACAAAACTCAGAAGTACAACGCATTAATATTTTAGTTAATAGAACAAGGGAAGAAATAGCAAGAGACTATGTTACTCGCACTAGCTTTAATGTAGAGTTTGAGAGAATTTTAGACAAACTTGATAAACTTGATGCTAAAATAGATAAATTAATAACAGATTAGTATGGCAGTACAAGATTTTATAACCAACCCCAATATGCAGATCGGTCCAGATTTGTTACAAGATCCAGCAATATTAGATTTATTAGGACAAGAAGGCGTGATGGATAAAGTTTTTGATCCTTCAGTTTTTACACCAGGCACAAGTTTAGCTGGTTCAGTATTGCCAGGTGATCCCTTTATGCAAGATATAACACCAGATCAGTTACGAAGATTTATACAATCTGGTATTGCAGATAATAAAACACCAGCTTATTCAGGCACAAATACAAGCCCAATAGCAACAATAGCAACAGGACAAGCATACGCACAGTCAATAGCTGGAGGTATGCCTTTTGAACAAGTGGTTGCACCTGGTATGAGTTTCTCACCAGAGTTTCCAATGGGATATACTCAGTTTGATCTTACACCATCACTAACGCCACCTATAGTTGATGATGGCCCAACACTACCACCAATAATAGATTTACCGCCACCAGATGCACCTCCAATAGATGCACCTCCAATATTTTTACCACCTCGATTGCCAGAGGTTATAACCCCAGATCCAATCCAATATGCAGGTGGTACACCAGGTTTTGATTACAGAGGAGAAACTCTAAAGCCAGAAGCACCAATCTCAATCGGTGGTCCTGGAGGTTTAGATGTAGAGGGTGTAAGAGGATTATTAGAAGATATTGGTTTGATACAAGAAGCACCAGAATTTGATCCAACACCTCTTGAGCAAAGAATAGGCTTACTAGAACAAAGAGAAATGCCAATGTTTGATCCATCAGGAATTTATAGTCAAATCGGTGGTTTGCAAGAGCAAATAACTGGTATACCAATGTTTGATCCTAGTGATTTACAAAGACAAATAGATATTAATAGACAGATAATTGGAGATATACCAACTTATAATGATGCTGCTTTAAGAGAAAGGATTGCTGTTTTAGAAAATCAACAACCTATGCCTTTCCCAGAAATATCAATTACAATGCCTGAACCAATATATTCAGCACTACCTGTTGGCCCAAGCATACCATTTGATCCAACAAAACCACCACCTCCAATATCTATTGGCGGTCCTGGCCTTGGACCAGTTGCTCCAGTAGTATCAGTTCCAACCCCAGTAGTATCAGCTCCAGTAGTTACAACACCTGCACCAATAGTAGATCAAATAGTTTCACCGATTAGAACAGGAAGATCGCCAGTAAGAGCAATGCCTGTTGGTTTGATGTCAAGATAATATGCCTACACACGAAGAAGCAGTAAAAGCACAACAAGCAGAACAGATTTTAACTTCAGATGTTTTTCAAGAAGTTATGGAAAATTTAAAACAAGAATACATAGATGCTTGGTTATCCTCTAGTAAAAGTTCAGACGTTGATGTTAGAGAAAATCTACACAAAGCTATTTTGTTAATACCAGAGATTGAAAAACATCTAAGAATCCTTGCAGAGAAGGGTAAACTTACCAGAACACATATCAATAAGATAAGAAACATAGGATAATTTCTTTTCCTTTTATAAAAAATTCATATAAAATATTATAAATAATACATATTTAGGAGTATTTTATGAGCAATAACGGAAAACCGACTGCTTTACAGACCGATAAGGAATTAGCTACTACAGCTTTTGAAAGTTTCTTAACACCCGCAGAAGAGGGACAGGTTGAAGAAGCAGGTCAAACTGAAGTAGAAGAAGTCATTGAAGAAGAAGAAGTATCTGAAGAGGCTGAAGAATTAGTTGAAGCAGATGAAGAATCAGATTTAGATGACGAAATTGATGACGAAGAACAACAGGAAATTGAGGACGACCAAGAACAACCTCCCTTGTATACAGTCAGAGTAGACGGACAAGAGATAGAGGTGACGTTGGAGGAACTCCAAAACGGATATTCACGTCAGCAAGATTACACGCGTAAAACTCAAGAGTTAGCGCAACAGCGAAAAACTGTTGATGAGCAAGCTCAAGAGGTTGCGCAAAGAGATGCGATTTATTCGCAGTTGTTACCGAAGATGGAAGCCCAGATAAAGGGCGACTTGGCAAACGAGCCAGATTGGAACAAGTTATATGAGGATGATCCCGTTGGCTATGTTCGAGAAAAGCAACTTTGGGATGAGAAAAAACAAAAGTTACAAGCTGTACAAGCTGAACAGCAAAGGATTCAACAAGAAGCCTACACTAAACAGCAAGAACAAATTGCACTAATAGTGCAAGAAGGACAGCAAAAACTTTTAGAGATTATTCCAGAGTGGCAAAATCCTGAAACCGCGCAACAGGAAAAGCTAGCGATTCGAGAATATGGAATCAATGTCTTAGGTTATACACCTCAAGAGATGGACGCTGTATATGACTACCGCGCTTTGCTTGGTTTAAGAAATGCTTGGTTGAATAGTAAAACTCAACAAGCGGTAAAGAAAAAACCAACTGAAAAAGCAAAAGCACGGGTTGCAAGACCTGGTACTACGAACCGACCAAAATCTGTAACTCCTGTGAGAAAAGCAAAACAAAGGTTGGCCAAAACTGGGAAACCCTCAGATGCGGCTAAAGTTTTTGAACAAATGTTAAAGTAATTTAATATTAAAGTAATTTTTAGGAGTATATTATGGCAAAAGTAACTAACGCTTTTGATACTTACACCGCTACAGCTGATAGAGAAGATTTAAGTAATATCATTTACAACATCTCTCCAATGCAAACTCCGTTCATGTCCTCAATAGGTACAAGGAACGTAAGTAATGTGGTGTTTGATTGGCAAACAGAATCTCTACCTACACCAAGTGCAAGTGGAGAATTAGAAGGGTTCGAACTTTCAAGAGCAGCATCAACTGCTACTGTAAGAGCGAGCAACGTATGTATGATCTCAAAAAGAGATGCTACTGTAACAGGATCTCAAGAGAGTTCAGATCCAGCAGGTAAAAGGTCAGAAATGGCTCATCAGCTTGCTATCATGTCTAAAGCTCTCAAAAGAGATATGGAAGAGGCTCTATGTCAGAAAGGAGCTAAAACAACTGGTAACGCTACAACAGCTAGGGTAACTGGTGGTTTTGAATCTTGGATTACATCAAATGATTCAAGAGGAACAAGTGGCGCTTCAACAGGAAGCGGAGCTGCTCCAACTGACGGAACTCAAAGAGCATTAACTGAAACTCTTTTAAAAGACGTTTTAGAGCTTGCTTTCAGTAATGGTGGTGAACCATCATTGGCTATTTGTGGACCACATAACAAGCAAGTTATTTCTGGTTTTACAGGTAGAAGTCAAGCAAGACAATTTGTTGATGCTAATACAGTTGAAGCATCTGTATCAATCTATTCATCTGATTTTGGTGAACTTAAAATCGTTCCATCAAACAGATCAAGAGAAAGATCACTTCTTTTAGTTGATCCAGATTTCGCTAAAGTTGCATATCTAAGGAATTTCCAAACTGTAGATATTGCTACTATCGGTGATGCTGAAACAAAAATGATCGTAGTTGAATACGGACTAGAAGTAAGTAACGAAGCCGCACATGGTGTAGTTGCTGACTTATCAACATCTTAAGTTTTTATTAGGGTGCTGGGGATAGACATTATTGTTTATCCCCTTTTTTTATTATTAATAGCAAAATAGCCACAGTTAATGATAAAATCTATTCATGGCTAGAAGAACACTTATAGACTATAAAAAAAATTATTCTCACGAATTTGCTACTGAGGATGATAAAATTGTTTATCACACCAAACAAAATGTCCAACCAGTTATAGAGCATTGCAAACATCTTGCAGATAACAAGCCTGGTAAAGATTTACGTCATGTAGCTGAAGTTCCTCTGGTTGTGTATCAAAGAGCCTGCAGAGAGGGTTGGGCCAATGATATGAGTCAATGGAAGAAATGGCTCAATAACCCTGATAATAAAGTATTTAGAACCTGGAATGGCAGAGTATGACGTATAGTGAATTAAAAACAAACATAGCAAACTTCTTAAATAGATCAGATTTAACAAGTGAGATGGACATATTTATTGACCAAACTGAAGCAGAACTAAACAGAAGATTGCGTACTAAAGAAATGATTAAAAGAGCTACTGCAACAGCAGATTCTCAATATTTATCTGTACCATCCGATTGGTTAGAGGCTATAAACATTGAAATTACTTCAAATGATTTCAGACCACTCATGCAAATGTCTATTGAATCTTTAGATGTTTACAGAAAATCTATTAATAATAAAACTGGTCAACCAATATATTTTGCATTGGTTGATAATTCAATAGAGCTTGCACCTACCCCTGACGCAAGTTATACATTACAATTAACTTACTACGGAAAGATTGATGCCCTTTCTGATTCGACAACATCTAACTTTGTATCTAATACACACCCAGATGTTTACTTATACGGAGCATTAAAGCACGCATCAATATTTCTTATGGAAGATGATCGAGTCCCTCTTTTCCATACTGCTTTTGAAAAAGCATTAGAAGAGATGAGATTACAGCAAGAAAAAGCTGAATTTGGTAAAGGATCTTTAGTACAAAGAAGAAGAACTTACGGAAAAGCTCGAAAGAATATACATTATTGGAATAATAATTAGGAGTAATTATGGCTGGATTTTCAGACTATTTAGAAGATAAAGTTTTAGATCACGTTTTTGGTGGAAGTGCTTATACCGCACCATCTACTTTATATGTAGCTTTATATACTGTTGCACCAACTGATACAGGTGGTGGAACTGAAGTATCTGGTGGCGCTTATGCAAGACAAACTGCTACATTCAATGTATCTGGCACAAACCCAACCACAGCAACCAACGCAGCAGCGATTGAATATCCTACAGCTACAGCAGACTATGGCACAGTAGTTGCAGTTGGTATTTTAGATGCCTCAAGTTCAGGCAATCTATTAGCTTATGCAAACTTAACAGCAAGCAAGGTTGTTTCAAGTGGAGATGTGTTTAGATTTGACGCTGGTGATCTTGACATCACATTAGCATAATAATATGGCCTCAGTAGGCTATGGTTTTAGTAAGTATGGCAGAGGTCATTGGGGTACTCCTGTCTATCATTTTGGCGCAGCCACAATAGCGCAAAACTCTTCAGCTACAGCAGTTGGTAAACAAATAGATCGTGGTGTTGCAACTATTGCTGCAACTTCTAGCTTTACAGCAGTCGGCACACAAATAGACTTAGGATCAGCTACATTAGCGCAAACCAGCAGTATGACTGGTGTTGGTCATCGTATTCATCTAGGTGCTAGCACATTAGTACAAACATCTAGTATGACTGCTACAGGTCATCAAATAGATAGAGGTGTATCTATCGGACCAGTTGTATCTGATATGACTGCTACTGGTAGATTTACCTTCTTAGCAAGCGCAACCATAGCGCAAACATCAGATTTTGTAGCTGTAGGCGAACAAATTGATAGAGCAACGTCTACAATTACACAAACATCTAGTTTTTCTGCGATTGGTAGTTTAAAATGGACAGATAGTGTTGTTCCGCCTGAAACATGGACAGATCAAATAGTAACAACAAGTTGGACCAATATAGACAACCCAACAACATCATGGACAGATGAGACAACACAAGGAACAACATGGTCAGATCAAACAAGTTCATCGACAAATTGGACAGACCTTGATGACCAAGAAGCAGCATAGAGGAAAGATTTATGGCAGATACATTTACTACTAACTTAAACCTGACAAAACCAGAGGTCGGTGCATCAACCGATACCTGGGGTACAAAGATAAACAATGATTTAGATTCAGTTGATGCTATTTTTACAGCTGGTGGATCTGGCACAAGTGTTGGTCTTAATGTGGGTTCTGGTAAAACATTAACACTTGCAGGTACTTTAACTGCAACTGGGACATCAACTTTTTCAACAATAGACATCAATGGCGGAACAGTCGATGGAGCTGTCATTGGTGGATCAAGTGCGGGAGCTATTACAGGCACAACCATAGTAGCTAATACAAGTCTTAACATTGCTGGAGATGGCGCAACTGTTACTGGTATTAAAGATGAAGATAATATGTCATCAAACTCTGCTACTAAACTAGCAACCCAACAATCTATCAAAGCCTATGTAGATGCTCAAATAACAGCAGAAGATTTAGACGTTTCAGATGGTTCAACAAGTATTTCTATTGATTTAGATAGTGAGACTTTAGGCATTTTGGGTGGTACAGGTTTAACATCAAGTGCTTCTGGTAACAATGTAACTTTATCAGTAGATGCTGCTCAAACTCAAATTACAAGTGTTGGAACATTGTCAGCATTGACTGTTACAGGGGAAATAATAGCTAATGGTGGTATTGCTTTAGGTGATAGCGATGAAGCTACTTTTGGCGATAGTGATGAATTAAAAATATATCATTCAAGTACAGGAACAAGTGTAATTCAAGAAACAGGATCAGGAAATCTTCTATTATTAGCCGATCAATTAAATGTTTTAAATGCAGCTAATAATGAAACTAAAGCAATTTTTACAACAGATGGCTCAGTAGAACTTTACCATAATAGTAGTAAAAAAATAGAAACAACAAGTTCAGGTGTAGATGTTACAGGTACAGTTACTGCAACAGAATTAAATATAGCAGAGTTTTTAACATCAACTAATGTCTTTGAATCTAATGTTTCAGGACAAAAAGGAGCAAGACTACGTGCTGCTGTTTCCT